GTGCAAAAGAGGTCGTGCAAGACGATCTGGCAAGTACAACGCCAGGTTGGTATCGCTCGTCCAGTTCGGTTCCCTGGTGTCTATTGCGTTCCGTTTCTACGGCTGCGCAAGAAACACGAAGGGTTCAGTATTACTACAACATTGCCGATTATGGGCTCTTTAAGAGCTTTCGGCGAGGTTCGTCGGTGTTCCAAATACCGTCGTTAATGTGGGAATTTACACCGTACTCTTTTGTAGCAGATTGGTGGTTTAACATCGGCGACTGGATTTCGGCTATGACGCCAAATCCTTCCGTCACTGTTAAAGGTTTCACGGTGAGTATCAAGAAACTTGAGAAAACTGGTGTCCTACTCCATTCGGCGACCTTCCCCTATCCTTGGACAGGGCAAGGTTTGCAGTTTGATCCAATCATGGTTCAAGCATATTCCGAACGCGAGTTCTACCTCCGGCTTCCGCAGCCGGTCCCAGAGATACCACTCCCGCACTTAGACTTACACTTTAATTCGCTCAAACATGCGATAGACGGTGTAGCTCTAGCAATTCAACGTGGACGTTAAAATCCACATCACTAAAACAAAGAGGTTTGTCATGTCTATTGAAACATTGACACATTTAACCGCACCAACCATCGCAGTCACAGGTGGTACCACGATGACCTTTGCACCTGACGGCACAAACGTCAACAGAGGCTTCTGTGTCAGTAACCAAAACGCTACTGATATTCGCGAAAGACAGCAATGTGTTTTCAAGAATCAAAGTGGCACTATTCAGGCCGATGGTACATGGTCTAAGAATAGACGTTCCGTAAAGTTTGTTGAGCCTGGGCTCACCTCCGATGGGAAGCAAGATTTTCCTTTCTTTGAGATCTCTCTCTGCATAAATCCCTTGTGGGATGCAGCAAAGATCGCCTCGATGAAAGAGAAGGCTGCGCAACTCATTGTTGATTCTGATGTAGCCAACTTTTGGCTGACTGGATCGATGAAGTAAGAACCCAATCCAGGGTTAATATTTTAGGAGATAACTCGCATGACAGTCCAGATTCATGTACCGGTCGTCAGTTCTGACGCAGTGATGATGGGTGTGTATCAACACATCTGTCACGATCTAAGGGACCATCTTAATGTGTCCCCACCAAGCACCCTAAAGGAGATGCGTGAATTCGAGTGGCGTCCGCCGCTCTACGCGCATCCCTATCGTGTGAAGGCATGGGCGCAGTTAGACGGTTGGTGTAAACGTTACATATTCGAGGAGGACTCCCTGTCTGACAGCGAATTAGAGGCAAAGACGAATGAGAAGTTTTCTCAAGACCAACTTCGAGTTGGTAAAACGTCATTTGATAACCTCGATGTCGCTACCGCCGAAGTTTTACGGCGAGTAAGAGTCAAGATAAAGGAAGTTTTAGGGGTCTTCGATGAAGAAGACATATATCCCTTATGTACATTCTCCAAGAACAGTACTGTTGGTTATTCTGGTGAACGATGTTATTTGGATTGTAAAATTGGTCCAGGTAGCGTCCTCACAGGAACACCCCAGGAGATAGAATGGTTTAAGAGTAAAGTTCTACCCTTCGACCTTCAGCTTAATTCGTTAGGTTTGAAATTCGAAGAAATCTCCTCCTTAAAGCAGGTTAATGTCCCTAAATCGTACAAGATCAAGAGACCTGTAAGGCCAAATTCATTGATCGGTTCATTCCGATCTATAGGCATCGGACGATTAATCGTCAAACGAATGCTCGAAAAGATGAAAATTAACCTGAACTATCTTCAAGCGCACCACCGTCGCTTGGCAAAGAAGGCTTCACGCCTTTTGAACCTCGTAACGGCTGATTTATCAGGTGCATCAGATAGTTTTACGTCTGCCCTAGTTAACAGGTGTGTCCCCAGGGATTGGTACGCGGCGCTAAAATTAGGCCGAACACCGTACTATACTCTTGGTAATGAAGGTGTAGAAATTTATTCACCTTCGTTCATGGCGATGGGAATTGGTTTTACGTTCCCGTTGCAAACTTTGATCTTTACATCTATTCTCCACGTGTTACGTGACATCTCTAAAAAGAAGGGCACAATTTCAGTCTTCGGGGATGATTTAATATATCCCAGGAGGTTGCATTGTGCTGTTGTTAAAATTCTTAATAGATGTGGCTTTGAACTCAATCACGACAAAACGTTTGTCGAAGAGCCTTTCCGCGAAAGTTGCGGGGGCGATTACTACGACGGCGTCGACGTCAGGCCCGCTAGACCGCAAGGCGCTAGCAGGGTGTTCAGAGGAGAATTGTCCATCGCTTCTTTTGTGTATAAGGTGTTTAATAGCCTTATACGGCGATGGGAGGAAGTCGAACTTCCAACTACTTTCGCTTTTCTTCGTGGTCTCCTTAGTACTTCTGGAGCTCCTGTTTATGTTGTACCTCCTCATTTTCCAGATGAATCTGGTTTAAAAGATGGGACTTGGGTACACCGAACAATCGGAGAGAAACCTTCAACCAACCGTCGGAAGCCTTTCTGTTTTAGGCGACTAATTCCTTGTCTCGGCAGCACCGCTAAGATGCGGCCTGTCGGTACGATGGACATCTACTACTGGAATAAGTTATAATCCAGTGATGAAGTAGAGCCGGTACTCTCGTTTAAGAAGAACCTTATCTTAAGTCGAGATGGTCTTTCCTTCATTGACTCTGCACACGATGTACTTGTGTGGAGGAAACAAAAGGATAAGGGAAGGAAACAAGAAAGTAGAAAACAGAAGTGGGTGGCGTTCACCACAAAACGTGGTGTCGTATTTACGAAGCCCGCCTTAATGGATGTTCTACCATAAGGCGCAG